CGGTACGGTACCGAGTTCCACGCTGCGGCCGAGAACTATATCCGCGACGGCACGCCGGTTCCGGAGCGGTTTGCCTTTGCGCGACCGACACTGGAGGCCCTCAACGCCAAGCCCGGTACAAAGCACTGCGAAGTGAAGATGGGATTGACCGAAGCCCTTGAGCCGTGCGACTTCAACGCACCGGATGTGTGGTTCCGAGGCATCGTCGATCTTGTCATCGTGGATGGCGACCGGGCGTTCATTGTGGACTACAAGACAGGGAAGTCGGCGCGGTACGCGGACACGGGGCAGCTGCAGCTCATGGCGCTGGCAGTGTTCGCGCACTTTCCCGAGGTGCGCCGGGCTACGGGAGCGCTGCTGTTCGTCATCGCCGAGAAGTTTGTGCCCGCCGTGTACGCGGCGACAGATCGGTCGGTTCTGTGGGCTCCATGGATCAAGAAGTACGCGCGACTGCAGAAAGCATACGACACGGACGTATGGAACCCGAGCCCCACAGGACTATGCCGAGCCCACTGCCCCGTGGTACAGTGCCTGCACAACGGACAGAACAGGTAGCTAGCTATGCCGTACGTCAACAAACCCCGACCCTACAAGAAAGAGTGGCAGCAAGAGAAGGCGCGGAACGAGAAGCCCGCCCGCGCCGAGCGCGCCCAAGCACGGCGCGCGTTCGACAAGAAACACGGCAAGAAAGCCCGGGAGGGGCTGGACATCAGTCACCGCAAGGACCTGTCGCGCGGAGGCGACAACGCAGATGGAGTCCGACTTGAGGACCCCAACACCAACCGAGCCCGGGGCGGCGCTCTGAGCAAGCCACCAAAGAAAAAATAACCACAGGAACACCTCATGGAAATCATCGCCAACAGCGCCCTGCGCCTGCAGGTGCGTAACCCCACCCGCATCACTACGGTCATACCCAAGAGCAAGCAGACCGGGCCGAACGAGGTCCTTGTGCACTGGGGCGTCGAAGAGACCCACGCCCTGCGGGATCTGAATATCAAAGCCCCGGCCCCGATAGCTGCCCGCTACAATTGGCCGGGACAGCACAAACCCATGGCACACCAGAAAACCACGGCCGAGTTTCTGACGATGCACCGCCGGGCGTTCTGTTTCAGTGATATGGGTACAGGCAAGACGGCTAGCGCCATCTGGGCCGCAGACTTCCTGATGACGTACAAGCACGTGCGCCGCGTCTTGGTGGTATGCCCGGTGTCCATCATGGACTCGGCGTGGAGAGCGGACTTGTTTACGTTTGCCATGCACCGCACCGTGGACATCGCGCATGGAGCCGCGCCCAAGCGGAAGAAGATCGTCAGCGGGAGCGCGGAGTTCGTGATCATCAACTACGATGGCATCAGTATCGTGGAGGAGGAGATCCGGAACGGGGGGTTCGACCTCATCATCGTGGACGAAGCGACCCACTACAAGAATACGCAGAGCAAACGCTGGAAGACCTTGGCTCGTTTGCTGACCCCGAGCACGTGGTTGTGGCTCATGACCGGCACCCCCGCGTCGCAGTCTCCTACGGACGCCTACGGTCTGGCCAAGCTGGTGAACCCTACCGGCGTACCCAAGTTCTTCGGGGCGTTCCGGGATATGGTGCAGTACAAAGTCACCCAGTTCCGGTGGGAAAACAAACCAACGGCGGTCGACACCGTGCACCGCGTGCTGCAGCCCGCCATCCGGTTCACCAAGGAAGACTGCCTAGACCTGCCGGATATGGTCTACACCCACCGCCACGTGCCGCTGACCCCCCAACAAGCGCGCTACTACAAGAAGCTCAAGGCTGACCGGATCATGCAGGCAGCAGGGGCCGAAGTTACCGCGCAAACGGCTGCGGTCACCCTGAACAAGCTACTGCAGATCAGCGCCGGAGCAGTGTACACCGACGAGCAGGATACCTTGGAGTTCGATATCTCCAGCCGATACTCTGTACTGCAGGAGATCATATCCGAGACGTCCAAGAAACTGCTGGTGTTTGTGCCGTACAAGAACGCCCTTCAGATGCTACACGACGCGCTGACAGCAGACGGTATCACTACGGAGATGGTGTACGGCGATGTTTCGGCTTCGGCCCGCACCGACATATTCAAGCGGTTTCAGACTACGCCAGACCCCCACGTGCTGCTCATTCAGCCCCAAGCCGCTGCCCACGGGGTTACGTTGACGGCGGCCAACACCGTGGTATGGTGGGGTCCCACCGCCTCACTGGAGACATACGCGCAGGCAAACGCGCGGGTCCACCGGAAAGGGCAGGCGGACAAGTGCACCGTGGTCCACCTCGAAAGTACGCCGGTCGAGAAGAAGCTGTACAAGATGCTGGCTGCGCGCGTCGATATCCACGCAGAAATTTTGTCTCTGTACAAAGATTTGGTTGACTAGCCCATGATTTGATACTATTTGCTATCTACTACTTCGGGAGATCCACCATGCCTACTGAGTACGAACCGTCCGTAGAAGACATCACGCGCACCTACATCAAGATCCGCGACACGCTCTCCGAGCTGACTGCGCAGTACAAGGCCGACGAGCAGAAGCTGAAAGAGCAGCTGGATGTGCTGCGGGGCGCGCTGCTGGACTACTGCGCTACGTTCGGCGTCGAGAGCGCGCGGACTGCGCACGGTACCTTCTACCGAACCACCAAAACCAGATACTGGACCAGTGACTGGGAGTCCATGCACCGCTTCATCATGGACCACCAAGTCCCGGAATTTTTCGAGAAGCGCCTTAACCAAACGGCGGTGCGCGAGTTCTTGGAAGAGAACCCGGATCAGTTTCCTCCGGGACTGAACACTGACGTCGAGTATGTCATCAACGTGAGGAGAAAGTGATGACCCCTACCTATGTTACCATAGATACGCTCGCGGATCACTTCCGTGTGTCGGTATCTACGGTACGCAACTGGGTTCGAAACGGTACGATCCCGGCGCATACCTACATCAAGGCCCGTGCCACGTACCGGTTCAACCTTGATCTTGTCGATCAAGCACTACGCAACCAAGCACAGCAGGAGACGTCCAAATGACAACTGATCTTTCCGCCTTCAAGGGTAACTCCTTGGTATCCTCCGACGCCTTTGCGCGGATGATGGCCCTCAACAAGCGCCTCGGCGGTGGCGCGGGCGGCATGCGCCGCATCAGCATTCGCGGCGGCCGGTTCCGCGAGATGATCAACGGTGAGCAGGTGCGGGTGAACAGCTCGGGCCAGCTTAATCTCGTGATCCTCGACAGCTCGCCCATCGGGCGCACGTACTTCGAAGGGGTGTATGACCCGGAGAACCCGACGGCACCCACATGCTGGTCGGCGGACTCGGAGACCCCGGCGGCGGACGTACCGGCGGATCAGCGCAAGGCGACGGCGTGCCGTAACTGTCCGATGAACATCAAGGGGTCGGGTCAGGGCAACAACAGCCGGGCCTGCCGGTTCAACCTGCGACTGGCGGTCGCGCTGGAGAACAACTACTCCGACGTCTATCAGCTGCAGCTGCCCGCCACGTCCCTCTTTGGGGACGCCAAGGACGGCAAGATGGGCATGCAGGCCTATGCGCGGTTCATGGACGCCAACGGACTGCCGGTCGGGGCCGTGGTCACCACGGCGTACTTCGATGAGAACAGCGAGACCCCCAAGCTGTACTTCAAACCGGCGCGGCCGCTGGAGGACGAAGACGAGCTGCCGCAGGTTCTGGAGCTGATGCAGCACCCCGACGTGAAGCGGGCCACGGACCTGACGGTGCAGGTGGCCTCGACCGAGAGCGCTGATGCCCCGGCGTCCGAGGGAGCCAAGACCAAGGCCAAGGCCAAGGCCAAGGCCGAACCTGAGACCGAGCCCGATGCGGGCGAGGATGACGGGTCTGAACCGGCGAAGGTGGCGCGCAAAGCAGAGACCACCAAGCCGGTGAAGGTCGCCGAGCTCGTCGCGGCTGTCTGGGACGACTGACAGGCAATGTACGTGGCGGCGGGATCTGCAGATCCCGCCGCCTTCATCTAGCGGGGGAACACGCATGGACACGAACCGGTTTCTGTCCTGCACGTTGGCTAGCAGCGGTTATTACTGCCTATGGGTATTTAATCGGACCAACGAGCGGAAGATCCAGACATTCTACTCGACGCGAGCGCAGCTGGAAGCAGCTGCCATGGACTATGACGCCAAAGGCTGGGACGCGTACTTTGCCCTTGCTACGTTCAAGACCGGGGAGGCGCGCACTGCCGACAATGCGCACAGCCTCCGGTGCTTCTTCTTGGATTTGGACTGCGGCCCCGACAAAGACTACCCGACGAAACTAACGGCCAATCAGGCGCTGGAGGATTTCTGCCTGCGGATGGCACTGCCGACCCCTACGATGGTGGACAGCGGGCGGGGCCTCCATGTCTACTGGGTGATGGATCGGGATTTGACGCGCGACGAGTGGCTGCCTATCGCGCTGCGCTTGAAGGCTGTGTGTCGCCAACACGGTTTTGCGACCGACACCAATGTGACCGCCGACGCCGCTCGCGTACTGCGCGTACCGGGTACGCATAACCACAAGGACAGCCCCCCGTCACCAGTTACGGTGATGCACAACGTGGGTGCGGGCGTACACTCGGTGGAGGCGTTTGTGGCCGCGCTCGGCGGCGTGGATGTGGTCCCTCCCCCGCGCAAGCCTGTCGGAGCGCCCCGAGACGCGGTAACGCAACTCCTCATGGGCAATCGGCAGAATAACTTTCGGCGGATACTCATGCACACGAAACCGTGTGCCCAGATCAATTGGGCGGTGGAGAACCAAGCGGTTGTGGACGAGCCTATGTGGCGCGCGGTTCTGTCTATCGCGGTACACTGTGAAGATGCTGACAAGGCGATACATGCCGTCTCTAGGCTTCACCCGGAGTACGACCGCGAGGAAACCGAGGAGAAGGCTCGGCGGATATCGGGGCCGTACCTGTGCAGTCGGTTCGAGGAGTATAACCCCGGCGGCTGCGACGGGTGCCCGCACAAGGACAAGATCAAGTCCCCCATCGTACTAGGCAGCAGTTTGCGGGTTGCGGATACTGACGAGGACCGCACGGTCGTGGTGCCTTCCCCCGTGCAGCTAGGCGACACGACTGTGCGGACCGAGACCGTCGTGATCCCCAAGCTCCCGGCTCCTTACGTACGGGGAGCGAACGGTGGGGTATACAAGCAGGGCAAGGATGACGAGGGCGACCCGGTAGACATCCTGATATACCACCACGACCTGTATGTGGTGCGGCGGGTGTACGACAAAACCTTCGGCGACGGGATCCTTATCCGCCTGCACCTACCTAAAGACGGGATACGGGAGTTCTTGGTGCTGCAAAGCGCGGTGAACTCGTCCGAGCGCCTCAAGGAAGCCCTGAGTTCGCGCGGGGTGACCGCGAAGACCAAGAAGCAATGGGACAACATAGGATATTACATCATGGACTACGTAGACCACCTGCAGGCGACAGCACCTGCCGACAAGGCCCATCGCCAATTCGGCTGGACCGAAAACATGAACTCGTTTGTGCTTGGAGACCGGGAGTACTTCCCCGGATCGGAGGTCCGGTACACTCCACCTACGGAGACCACGGAGGTGATTGCATCCTACATGCGCCCGAAGGGTACGCTGACCCAGTGGAAGGACCTCATGCGGTTCTATAGCCACGAGGGCATGGAGCTTCACCAGCTGATCATCTGCAGCGCGTTCGGCGCTCCGTTGATGGAGTTCACGGCGATCCCCGCCATGCTCCTGCACCTCGACGGGCCGACCGGGTTCGGTAAGTCTACGACCAAGGCCGCAGCGGCCAGCGTGTACGGCAAGCCCAGCGGGATCATGATCAAGCACGACGACACCAACGCCTCGACGTTCAACCGGTTCGAACTCATGAAGAGCTTGCCGATCTATCTGGACGAGCTGACGAACTGCTCGCCTGCGGAGGCCAGCGCCGTAGCGTACAGCCTGTCGGCCGGGCAGCAGCGAATGCGTATGTCGGGCGCATCCAACAAGGAGCGGGAGCGGGGAGAGCCGTGGTATCTGACGGCCGTGAGTTCTGGCAACGCGTCTCTGATGGCGATCCTTGAGGCGGGCAAGGCCCGTCCGGACGCAGAGGCCGAGCGAGTGTTCGAGATCAACATCAAGGAGTACATCTACCCATACCCGAAGCACGTAGCCGACGCGTTCCAGCGGGCTATCAACACCGACTGCTACGGGGTAGCGGGACCGCTATATATCGAGTGGCTGGTGGACAACCGGGACGACGCCCGGCAGTTCCTCCTAGATACACAGCAGCGGCTGGACGCGGCCTGCGGGATCACCTCGGTCAACCGGTTTATGTCTGCGTCATTCGCTGCGTATCTGGCGGGCGGCATGATTGCCCAGCGGCTGGGGCTGATCGACTTCGACCTGAAAGCAGTGTACGATCTGGTGGTGCGGCTTGTGCGGGATCGACTTGCCGCCCGCGAGGTAGACAAGAAGTCCAGCCTAGAGTACCTCACGCAATACATCACGGAGAACTGGACGAATGTGCTGGTGATCGACAGCTCGCAGGACCTGCGCGGGGGCAAGCGGGGCGCGCTGCAGGATGAGTTCGTAGTGCCGGACGCCACACCACGGATGTCGCTCGTCGCCCGTTGGGAGCCTGACATCAAGCGCCTGTACCTGCTACCGAAGCCGTTCCAGAAGTGGTGCGTAGGCCAGCAGCTTCACATGAAGGGGGTGATGGAGGACATTAAGCGGACCCACAACGTGGAGTACCGCCGGGTACGCATAGACAAGGGCACCAAGATGACCATGGCTGCGCTGCACGCGTACGTCGTCGACCTCCCCGCAGAAGAGCTGGCGGCGGATGCGAGCGCCTCGGCTTGACGACCTGTTTCCGGATGGGCTGCCTATCGACGTGTCGTGGGATACGTGGCAGGTCGGGCAGTCTATCTTTGTGCCGTGCCTGAACACCGCCAAAGCCATAGCGCAAGCCGAGGCCGTAGCACGGCGCAAGGGCTACACGCTGGTTACGCGAGCCTGTATAGAGGACGCACATTTGGGGGTTCGCATCTGGAGACGAACATGATATAGTTCCCGCACCACGTGCTTTGGCGTTGTGGCCTCCTGTTGGAACTGCCCCCGCGAGTATCCCCCTGCTCGCGGGGTCTTTTTTATTCCCAGAAAGTAGCGTCGCCCTCGAACAGCCGCGCCTGCTGCTGCAGGTACGGGATGTTCTTGGTGTTGAAGATCATGCCGTTTATGGTGCGGGCGGTCGTCTGCTTGAATGTGCGTTCGGAATCGCGAAGAGTCTCAGCGGTGATCCTCTGCTGCGGATGGCGGGCGTTGAAGTCGCGGATATTCGCATAGACCGTCCGGAGAGCCTCCGTGTCTCCACTCCGCTTGGCAAGGTTTGCCCGACGCATGAGCTTCGACTTCTCTGCCGTGATGGCGATGTCCACCTTCTTGAGCGCGTTGTTCTTCTCCAGCTGCCGGATATACGCCGCGTTGGAAAACCCAATGGCTTGGGCGAACAGGCTATATGGCCCGAAATCATCGTATATGGCATCCCCCCGCAGGGTCCTCGCCCCGCCTTCGTCGGCGAACCGCCCAGCGCGCATGATGTTGCGTAGTGCCGCCGGGGCCGCCGCTTCGGTGGCCCTCCAGTACTCCCCGTTGTTCAGGTGCTCGTACACCCGGCGCGGAGTGCTTACGAACTGGCTGATTACGGGTCCGCCTGCACCTTCGATGAGGTTCATGAGAAGCGGCTGATCATCTGCCCGCAACGGCTCCCGGTAGAACATATCTGCCAGCCCGATGCGGCTCGACAGTTCGACACCGAAGAAGTAGTTACCGACCCCCTTGAAGCCGAGCTCCCCGAGACTGCCGCGCACGATGCTGTCGAAATCATCGACCTCGTCGTCGTCACTGAACAGCGTGTTGAACAGCGCGGCCACCGCTCCATACAGGGGGAGCCCGCTAACCCCCGACATCACGGCGGTGCCGCCGAGGACGCCGCCCAGCTGCCACCTAGCGACTTTGCGGTTCTCCAGAGCATTGATGTACTCGGGAGAGTTCTCTCCGTACAGCGCCGCTAGTTTCTTCTTGCCCGGGAATGCCTCGTTGGCGGTCTGGAATATCAGGTTGTACATGGCGAGGGGGTAGCGCCGGAACAGGTACAGCATGCTCCCGATATCCCCTTTGGCGTACTTCTGGGACATGGCCGCTACGCTTCCGCCGTTCGTCTTTTCTGTGTTGTAGGCCGCCTCACGAGCGGCCGCATACAGGTCGTCCACGGTCAGATCCTGCGACCGCCCCTGCCGCTTGCGCTCCTGCTTCATGCGCTGGGTTTCCAGATCATAGGCCGCAATGAACGTAGTCTCGCGGACATAGCGCTCGATGTGGTGAAACAGGTACGAGCCGACTACGTTCATCTTGGACCACACCCCTAGCGCCGGGCGGTCTTGCAGGTTCAAGGCCGCTTGGTGCATGGAGGTATGGAAGAACCCATGCCGTCTACCGATATCCTGCAGAGGATACAGATAGTCCGTCGGGTTGAGGTCCATGTTATCAAGCGAGTAGTCTAGGGCCGACGTCTTGCGGGATACCGTCTCCACGCCTCCCGACGCCCCGATGCGCTCTTCGGTGCGGCGACGCCCCGTGCTGGCGTAGGTTCTGGTGGCGCGCCCTATAGCGGACACCGTGGCCCGCATGCCGTAACGGCTTCCGAGATATGGAGCGATGATCGCTGGGAACGCAAACGTGGACATGAAGGCCGACGAGATGTTGGCCCCGAGCATGGCATGATACGTTATGCCGTTAGCAGCCGACGACAGCGGCCCCCGCCGTCCGTAGACCGACGCCGCGTAGTCTTTCATGCTTTCTAGGTAGGTGCCTGCGTCGACTTGCTGTTCCGGCGTCAGCGAGTCGTACTTGGCTGCCAAGTCCGTCTCCATCTGGTTGACTGCTGCGCGCCCGCGAGACCCATACTCCATATCGGCAACCTGCCGGGCGATACGCGAGCCTTTTTCGCGCATCAGGCGGATCGTGTCGGCCTTTGTAAGCTGCTGCCCGACGAGGTTCTTGTCTCCAAGGAAGCCCGCTACTCCCTGACGCTTGCGGTACGCCTGCAGCAGGGACCGCTCTGGGATGAGGTCTAGCGCCAGCTCGACGATACTGGCGCGGGTCGCATCGGCACGCTCTTTCTCGACAGCCAGCGCCGCGTCTCTGGCGGCCGTAGCCTGCGCGTGGTTACCCGTTGTAGCGAGGGTCTGGTCATACACGGTCTCGGCAGCCTGTACTGCGGCCTGATCCAACGCGCGCCCAATGTCGGCGACAAACTTACTGGGAGGACGCCGCGCGTCTCCGAGCAGATCGGCGGTCTTGTTATACGTACGGACGTCCGAGATCTGCAGAGAGGGGTCTTCATCCGCAAGTCGTCTCAGGACTTCGACCGCCTCCGCGCGCTCACCTTCCGATTTGTACCGGTGGTGGAACGTGGTGATGTGCTGGTCTCCCGGGTGTACCGCTTGGTACGTAAGGCCGAGATCGCCCTCCCGCTGAAGCGGTTGGTATGGCATGACGAGGCTATCAGAGAGCACGCGCTCCATCAGCCGGATGTATAGCGAGCGCTGTGCCACTGTATCGTCCGGGAGCATCTCGGCGAGACGCACCTTGATGGCCTTCACCGTCTCTGTGTGGAGGTTCTTGTAGAGCCCCACGGCAAGCTCGAACGCTTTCTGCCCATCCGGGCCGATTTCATCCCACATGCGCCGCAGTTCCCGGTAGTCGGCCAACCGCTCCAAGTCCGGATCCGGAAGCGCCTTACCCCGCAGGGCGGTCGGAGCCCTACCTGCATCCTCGGCAGCTCTGACTGTAGCGTTGTGCGCCTTGATGGCCGCCGCGCGTTCGGCTGCGGTGGCGTGGGTACGCAGAACCGGGGCCTGCGGCACTCCATCGGCGTTGAGCGGACGATAGATCCACCCAAACTCGCGATACACCTTCTCATCGTGGCGCGGGTCGATCTGCCGCTGGGTCGCAAGCAGGCGCAGAGTGTTGAATTTGTCCGTAATCTCGGCGGTGGGGAGCAGGTCCGCGATCTGCTGGACACTGTTATCTACTCGACGAAGCAGGTCTTGGATCCGCGTGCTGTGCCCGCCGAGGACCTCGTGTAGATCTTGCAGGTTCTTCTCGCCGAGATACGGTGCCGCCATGGCGCGCAGGTTTGTGTACGGCACGAATGCGTCCAGCAGGAACCGCGACATCGTGCGCCGGTCGGCCCTACCCCCACTCAGACCCCGCACCACCGTGTCGAGCTTGGCTTTGTCGGTCGGCAGAAAGTCTTTCACTCGCCCGGTCATGCCGTCGACCCGCGCCCGCGCCCGAAGAGGGATGAGCGCGTCTTCGTACAGCGAGCCTTGCATCCGCGCCTCTGGGGCCACGTCGAAGATCGTCCGGACCAGAAAATCTACCTCGTCCATCACAGATTCCGTAGAGGCGTCCACCCCACGGTGCACGGCTGCGTAGTCCAGCATCGGGAGCCCCATGATGCGACGCGCCATGTTGACGATGGCATACCGGAACTGGGTGAGGGCCGGGACTTTTACGTCGTTGACGTAGAGTTGCGCCAGCAGGTTCTGGAACTTGAAGTTGGTGAAGGCCTCGGCGGTGAACTCCATCACGTTGGCTGTCGCTGGCCCGTCGCCGATAGCCTTCACTACCTGCAGCCGCAGCTTCTCAAGCCGCGCCCGAACCGGACTGGCCGGGTTCATGAGGTGCTTCATCGTAGCGACGTGCAGCATCTCGTGCAGCAGCGTCCGGGCGTTGAGCCCTGTGTCGGAGTTGAGGAACACCGCGTTGTTGGTGTCTTCCGCATACCCCCGGTTTTCCGGGTTGGCCATCAGCTCCGCCTGCCGCTCGGCGGTACGCAGCAGATATCCCCCCCGGCCTATCAGGCCAGTTTCGGGGCTGCGCAGGAGGTCGCGCACCGTCGGGTCGTTGCCGGACAGGTATACTTTCGTGTCGCCGACGTAGGGGATAAGGGCCTGCGCCAGCTTCGCCGTGTATCTATCCGTAGCCGTATCGGCCAGCGTCTGCAGGGCCAAACGCAAGTTGCCCCGGCGCAAGGCCCGCACCACATCCGGGTGCAGCGGAACGGTCAGTGAGGACAACATCTTGGTGCGGCGCGGCCCCAGAAAGTGATCAGTCACGTCGGCCGCAAGCCGGAAGATCTTCTCGTATCCCGGGGCAACCGACACGCCGCCCCTGCCAGCCGCACGTGGGGGCGACACGGGGCGCGCGGCGTCCAGATCGGTGCCCACACTAGCGCGACCGGCGGCCTCGGCCGCTTCGCGTGCGCGCTGCTGCTTTTTGGCCTCCTCTTTCCCTAGATACGGAGCCAGCGTAGCGGCATCCGCTTCGTTTCGGGCACGGGCAGCCATCGCCGTCTGCTCGTGGGCGTTCTGGGCGGCCGAAATAGCCGCGTCAGACAGGTCCTGCATCTCCGCTTCCAGAAACGCGTTGGCCTCCGGCGACAGGTTGGCGTTCATCCAGTCCCGCGCACGAGTCGCGTTTTGGGTCCCGGTCTGAGTTTCCAGCGGGGACAGAGCTTCTGCTCCGCGCCTGCGGATTTTCGGCACGCCGGGAGTTGCCAGATCCCACGCGATGGCCGAGATGGCGTCTCGGACAATCGGGTATTTACTGAAGTACGCGTACGCCCCGCCGAGGTTCTTGTCGCTCTTGCGCTTGTTGGCTGTGGAATTGAGCATACCAAGCAGCCGGTCCTTGTCGGCCACGGACGTGGGGTCATCCACCGCTTCATCTAGGAGGTACCGCTCGATCTCGCGGGCGCGCTCTGGCGATACGGTCGTCGTGCGGCCTTGCGCCACCGGAGCCGCCATGTCGTCTTGGGCGGCATCTGCGCGTAGCTCGGGGGCGGCATTGGCGTAGAACCACTGGCGCAGACCCATACGCCGTGCCGCGTTGGCCTCCCGCTGTTGGCGCGCTTGGTATTGCGGGTGGGCGTCTCGTTCCGCCTGCGCCACAACGCGCCGCCCCTTGGCGGCGTTCAGTGCGCTGGTGAGCCGCGCCCGTACCGCTGCTGGCTTCGCTCCTTCTCCCTCTGCCATAGCCTTTATCATGGCAGGTTGATCCAGAACGGACTGCAGCTGCTGTACCTCGTTGTCTACCGCCTCGTACTGACGCTCCAGCGCATCCAGCTGCGGGATTTGCGGCGCGCGCGGAGGCAGGCCTTCCATGGTCGTGCGCCCCGGCACCGGAGCGACGGCGGGCGGGATCAGCTGCCCTTCCGGGGTGATAGTGGCCCCTTCCGGCCTGCGCAACGTGGGTTCGGGTACGACTGGCCGCCGCAGGTCGGGAGCAGGGCCGGGGCCGGGAGCAGGGCCGGTAGCAGGGCCGGGAGCAGGGCCGGTAGCAGGGCCGGGAGCAGGCGCGGGCGCAGGCGCGGGCGCAGGCGCGGGCGCAGGAGCGGGCGCAGGAGCGGGAGCAGGCGCGGGCGCAGGAGCGGGAGCAGGGCCGGGAGCAGGGCCGGGGCCGGGAGCAGGCGCGGGCGCAGGAGCGGGCGCAGGAGCGGGCGCAGGAGCGGGCGCAGGAGCGGGCGCAGGAGCGGGCGCTAGTGCAGCGGGGCGGCCTTTTTTTCCTCGTACAGGTGCAGGAGGAACTCCCGCAGGGAGTCCCAGTGCTCCGGGGTCAGCTGCAGCAAGGTCGGCGTCTCTTTGGTCGCGCGGGCGTTTGCCAGCACGAGAACCGGCGGCAGGTCCAGCTGGGCCCACTGGTGCACCAGTCTCAGGGCCAACTCTATCTCCTGCTGTGTCAAGGTCACCACGTCCTGTTCGGCGCTGTACGTAGGCGGCAATCGCGTCTCTTGTCTCACGGCGTACTCCCGGCTGTCGTTGGTATTTCTCTATCGCACCCAAAAACTCCGGGTCTCTTTCGAGTACGTTCCGCAGGCGCTTCCGGATCGGGGCCGCCGGGCTAACCAGAAGCTCGTCCAGCACAATCTCTGCCGGTCGCCGCGAGTCCGTCTCGGGCGCAGGAGCAGGCAGGGCAAGCGGAGCAGGAGCAGGAGCAGGCAGGGCAAGCGGAGGAGGAGGAGGTGGAGGAGCAGGAGCAGGCAGGGCAAGCGGAGGAGGAGGAGGTGGAGGAGCAGGAGCAGGCGCAGGGGCAGGAGCAGGAGCGCCGTCTCCAAGCCCAGTAGCGCGAACAGCGCCGCCGACAATAGCGGCGCGGCGGGCTACGTCTGCGTACTCGGCGATAGCGTCGTCGGTGTCC